TCTGACTTCCGGATTAACTTCGCTTTCCCATTTTCCTGTAGCTGGATTGAATACGCCCTCGTGTGCCTGTGGGTGTGTTAAATCATATTCTGCTTGATTTGCTGCGTGTGATGCACCGACTCTTTGCTGATAATCTAGTTCTGTATTCTGCATCATAGTTTCATATCTAGGATCACTCTTGCCTATATTTGGCCATGGTTTATTTTTTGATACGGGTTGTCCTGTAAATTCCAATCCCGGCCCATCTGAAGTAAATATTGCCGTGCTTGTGCTCCTTCCGCTTCCGCCTGTTTCAAAATCTTTTTTACCCTGGGCATGTTTCTTTTTCTTTTTAGCTTTAGTGCTACCCATTACATCCCCCTTGTCGCAGCTGTCTGCGACGGCTGATTTAATTGCTGTTGTGGTGTGCTGTCTTTCTGCTGGTCTGATAATAATTCATTTTGCAGAGTTGCTGGGAACTCTAACTCTATTTTTAAACCTAATTGCATCCCTACCTGCTCTTCAATATAAAGTTGTTCTTCTTCTATTGTCTGTTCCCATGCAAGATAAACGATTTTTACTGCTGACTCTGTGAAATCCTGCGCATTTCCTATAACTATCTTCGGAGTTCCGCAGGCTTCGTAAAAGTATTTATTAAGCTGTTCTATCCATGCCTTCGGATCAAGAGTTGCGTTTGGCGGTAACGATGCTAGTTCTGTTTCTACTGCTCCTTTTGGGATAAATATATCTTCTCCCTGATATTTTCCCGCCGCTACCTTTGCTTTAAAAGCTGCTATCTTTGTTTCGTTGTCTTCATCAAGATGCCATACTCTTACAGGATAGATATTTCTATGAAGCATTTTTTTATAATCTGACATTGCTTCATTTCTTGCAAGGATTATCCATTCCATCGCAGGGATTATTGATGTTCCGTGTATTTCATCTGCAACTCTATTCTTTGCTAGATGAAAGATTTCTTCCGGTTTGAATTTCTTTGGAATTTGTTTGCTTGTTTTTGACACTTGTTCATATCTTATTATTTTTCCTTTTGAATTAGCTATGATTTTTATAGTAGAAGGATCTAAAGGTTTAAGGTTTGCCAGCGTGCCTTCTTCATCTCTTATTATTTCTGCAAAGGCATCCCCGCCTATATGATAACATCTTATCATGTTCTCTATAATTGAATTAAAAGTGTCAATTCCAAAACCTTTTATTCTGTCGCAGAAGAATTTTGTCAGGGGATCTGATTTAAATCCTTTCCCTACTGTCCATAAACTTTTGGCATCTATTGCTGCCTTTAGTTCGGGGATAGTTTTATAATATCCTAAGTATTGGCTCCATTTTGTATTTATATATTCTGTTTCTTTCTGCCCTGTAGCAGCGTCGGTATTTATTACTTCTACAGAATAATCTACAAAAGTCGCTACATTATCTCCTGTTGCACTTGAACTTATATTTGTGTCTGGCATTTTAATCCCAGCTTTCTACTTTGAAAGGACATATAAATATTAATCTAGTGTGCCCGGTTGCAAATGCTCCTGATGTATAAACTCTTTCTTCTGCATTACCTGGGTCATGTACCAAATATCCCCCTACACTTGTATCTGTTTCGATATCTAACCATACCTCAATTGTTAATCTTAAACTTTCGTTCGCGGCTATTACGGTTTCGGGTATATCTACACTTATGTTAAATTCTGTGCTTACATCAACACCCGCGCCTGCGCCCACTCCAGAGTATGAGCTATCAGATTGAACACTTGCAATCTCTGTTTCAGTTGATCCATCATATTTTCTTATTTTTGCAATTACATATAATGCTTGTAAATCACTGCCTGTGTCATTATTCCAAAAGGTACCCGCCCCCACTTTTATATAAGCCATTCCTCTTATTATTCTTGCTTTTTTGAATGTTACTGTATCAAAATCTATATCTAATGCTTTTCCAGCAGTGGTATAGTTTCCTGCTGCACTATATGTTCCTAGAGGTCGGCTTATATAATTGCTTCTCTCTGATGATTTTTCAAGATGATATTTTATTGAAACACTATCTTTTGTCGCAAATCCATCATAAGAGACATAACCCGTTGCGCTGTCTATATCTACCCAATCATAATTTATAAAAATCTTATCCTGATAAGGCCCGAATAAAGTATCAAAATTTAAGCTCATTTTAATTTCAACTCCCCCATTACAGGTATTTTACCGTCTATTCTGTTTGCCCATGGGATAGCCATCCCATGCGTTACTAATTCTTCGCCTAAATCAATACCTTTAAACATTACTTTTCCTAACAATCTCCCCCATTTCTCTACACGAGTTTTTGTTAAAATAATTGTTACATATTCCCCTAATATCCTATTCTCCAGCCATCTTTGCGCAGTTTCCCCGTCTGCGCACAACTGGCTGCTTGTGTTCCTATCAGGTTTTTCGATTAACTCACGCGCGGATGAATTACTAAACCTTATAGGGAAGTCAAAATTTCTTTCGGGAATTCTGACGATGATTGTATCTGCATCATGCACTTTTATAACTCTTGCATCAAAAGTTTCAAACATTTGCTTGTGCGGACTAGCCCAATAATAAAAAGGCATCTGTTCATTTCTTAATTCAGGCCAATCTTTAAAATTGTGCATTTTAATTCTCAACCCCCGAAGTTATAAAATTTTGCAACTTCTTATCTCGCAAGATTGATATATCTCTTAAAAATCCATCTCTCAACACAACAATCCTATCTTCTGCTTCTCCTCTTCCTATCAGGCTCATGCTATAATTTATTACATATATTGCAGCTAGATTTGAAGTCGCATCTGTAAGAATATATCTTGTTCCGCTTGGCAGAGCCGCAAATGCTCCTGATGTTGCAGCAAACACTTTTCTGCAGATTACATTTATTACACTTTCAGCTTGAGCGATAAAATCATTTGTTACTGCTTCAGCCCTCGCGACAACATTAGCACCGGAGCCAGCTTTGTTCTGAATTTGAACTGTTGTTGCATAAATTCCTGTATCTGCCATGTTTTCCTAATAGTAGTAAATATTTAAACTTTTGTCTTTTACGCACCATGCCGCTCGCACCAAAGCTTCAACTATATGCGTATAATCTCCGAAAATCTTTAAATTCCCGTCGCTGTATTCATATTGGACGGATTTTAATGATAAGGATATTTCAGGCTCATTAAATAACTCAATTCTGTTATTTTCCATTAAATTTAATAAATTATTGTATAAATCCTCTTTTGCAACTTTTTTCTTAGTTCCGCCTTTTTCATAATCCAAAGATCTATAATCATTTTCAATACTGACGACTTTTCTTTTTGTTTCGTTATCATCCAGCAACGGATCAAAGACACCGAAGCCCATGCCGGTGGTATCTATGTACATGCGCCTGTAATCATATCTTTTATTTAAATTTTTTATTCTTTGAACGCTTTCAGTTAGAAAAGTATTTTTTGTTATATTCATGTCTATTTGAAACAATCTGTCCTGTCTTTTTGTTAAAGATAGAAATACAGACTCGTCTTTTCCTTTTCTTGCAATATCTACTCCCAAATAGTTTTTTCCTATTGGATGAAGATCTGATCTTTTTCTTAACATTACTCTAGAAATCAACTCGTCAGGAAAGAATTGCCTTAATTCGTCTAGAAATTTAGCTAGATATTCTTGTGCAAATTCTAATTTTGTCATTACTTCAGATTGGCTCTTTAAAAATTCTTTTGTGTGTCTTGGGCAATTTTCAGCACTTACATAAAATTTTGTGAAATCATCCCTTTTGCTGCAATCGTAAAAAAATCCTGCTTTTCCTCTGGGCGTACTGCTGATGTCTAAAGTTCCTTTGGTTACGCTTAACATCGGCATCGTTGAAACAAAAACTTCTCTAGCCATAGGCGCTGCTTCATCTATGACTAAATCTGTTACTGTGAAAGTTCTTATACCTTCTCCCTTCAGCCCGCAGGCGTAACACATAATTTGCGAGCCGTTAGTCAGAGATATTTCATGCTGCGTTGGTTTGTCTTTTCCACGACATATTAATTTTTGATGTTTTGCTTCAAGATACATCAAAGTCTTAAAAAATAGATTATAAGCCTGTTTTTCAGTATAAGCAATCATCAATATTTTTGAATTAGGGCGTGTTGCAGCTCGCTTGCCAAACTTTATTGACATAGCGGCAGTTTTACCGCTTTGTCTTCCACAAAGCAGAAAGCAGTTGCCTTCTGTATTTATGTATTTCTCCTGCCATGGATCAAGCGTTAGCCATGGTTTATCTATATCATAAATCTTATTCGCATTTTCCGTTGCTGGCATTCAACACCTCTTCGATTATTCCGTGTTTTTCTTTAAAGTCGGCTAAATCTTGCATAGCTTTTTCTGCGGTCCTTTGGAAAACCTGCATTTTTCTTACAAGATTTAAACTATTACTATATTCAATAACGCCCTCTTCTGCTAACATTATTGACATTCCTACTCTTGCCGCTTCTGTCCACGAAAGGTGGTGTTTAGCCGCTAGGTCTTCGAATTCTCTTGATATACAAACGCACTTTATTATTGTCATAAATATATATATATTAGCTAGTTTATAAACTTATCTATTGATACTTTTTATATTAATATTTATATAAAAAGTCTTCTATCTCTCTCTCTCTCTAGTGGTAATATTTATTTAATATATATATAATCGTTCAAGAAAATCTTGAAAAGTCTATTTTTTTTAAAAATTTTTGTGAGCATCTGTTCTTTTTTCTTTTTCCTTTATTCTATCTATCGCATCTATTTATTTGTTTGTATTCCTTTTGATAGGCGGTTTATAATTAGCCCCCCTTTGGGGGATTAAGGGGGAATATCAAACGCTAGCGAGCGAAGCGAGCGTCGGGCTTCCCCTTTGGGGATTTCAGTTGATAGAGGGGAATACTGATAAAGGGCAAAGCCCTAAAAGGTTAGCTCGCTAAGGCGAGCGCCTTTTACAGCTTTGCCCTAACTCACCGCCCCCCTGCAACCCTTGGGTTGCGGGCTGGCGTACTCTGCCCTCGGGGCTTACCCGAGCTGGCAGCTAAATTAACATTGGAAACCTAAAGATTTAAAAGTTCTAAACAGCGTTGCTGTTTAGGTTAAAATAAAGCTTTAGGTTTCCAACGCTTTGCGAGCCACCGGCAGGCGGGGCGAGTAAGGCCTACCTATATTATACTGCTGTATAATATAGGTAGATGTGGGTGCCCGACCGGACAGGGCGGGCAAAGTATTGGAAATTGTGCCTGTGATATGCCTACGGGCTTGTAACTAGGCTTAAAACATAAAAATAAAGGTGGGGAGAAAACGAGGTATGAAAACCCCCCA